CGCGGATATTGAGATCCGCCCGTACAACTGGGAAGTGAACGGTAAGACCGGAACTAAGGCTTACCTCCGTTCCATGAAGGTCACGCTTCGTCCTCCCCGCCGGACGCTGAGCGGCTCCATGTATCATGACGAAGACGACGATACCATCTGACGATTTATATCCTCACCAGAGGAAAGCCGTGGAGGAGATGCACAACGGGTGCGTCCTGGTAGGCGGGGTCGGTACCGGCAAAAGCCGGACCGCCCTGTACTACTATCTCCATCGGGTCTGCGGCGGTGATACTTCTGCAGGCCCTCCCCTGGTGATCATCACGACGGCCCGGAAGCGGGATACCAATGACTGGGAGCACGAGGCCGAGCCCTTTGATATTCAGATCGGCAAAGTGGACAGCTGGAACAACCTCCCTAAGTATGCGGACACGACCGGAGCGTTCTTTATATTTGACGAACAGCGGCTGGTCGGCACCGGGAAGTGGGCGAAGGCATTCCGGAAGATTGCGAAGTCCAACCAGTGGATATTGCTGAGCGCGACGCCCGGCGACTGCTGGAATGACTATGCCAACATCTTCATTGCCAATGGATATTACAGGAACCTGACGGACTTTCGGAACCAGCATATTGTTTACAGCCGGTTTACGAAATACCCGAAGATCGACCATTACGTAGGGCTCGGCCAGCTCCTTCGTCAGAGACGGGAAATCGTGGTGAACATGGAGTTCCAGAAGAAAACCATTCCGCACGACGAAACGGTGTATGTACCGTTTGACAAAGAATTGACCAAAATGATATTGTCAGTCCGATGGGATCCGTATAAGGATCAGGCAATCGCGGACGCGGGCGCTTTATGCAATGTGCTCCGGCACGCCGTGAATGGAGACGAAAGGAGGATTGAAGCCGTCGAAGGAATTCTGCAGATGCACAGCAAAGCCGTGATATTCTACAACTTCGATTACGAACTGGAGATGCTTCGAAGCATGGCCGTTCGGATCGGTTTTGATTCCGGGGAATGGAACGGGCACCGGCATGAGCCGATCCCGACTTCGGAAAGATGGGTCTATCTTGTTCAGTACACAGCCGGAGCAGAAGGCTGGAACTGTACCGAGACAGACACCATCATTTTTTATTCCCAGAATTATAGCTACAAGTGCATGGTGCAGAGCGCCGGAAGAATTGACCGGCTGAATACTCCGTTCACAGATCTTTACTACTACCATCTCCTGAGCCGTTCACCGATAGACCTTGCAATACAGCGGGCGATCAAGGCCAAGCGCAATTTCAATGAAAGCACGTTTGCCAAACGGACAAACTGAGGTACGCAAAAAAAACACACTCTCTAATAGAGAAGGGATGGAATGTTTCTTATGCTGACGCTTTTGAAGAGTGTCTTAGAAACACGTCCCTTTCTTTTTTGTCCGTTTCCCGACGGAGGTGATGGATATTCTTGAACGTGACTTTCAGAAACGGCTGATCAAAAAGATCAAGAAAGATCTGCCGGACTGCATTGTGCTGAAGAATGATCCGAACTATCTGCAAGGTTTTCCGGACCTTTTGATATTGTACGGCCCAAGATGGGCGGCGGTGGAAGTGAAGCGCTCGCCGAATGCTGAGCATCAGCCGAACCAGGACTACTACGTGGATCGGCTGAACCGGATGAGTTATGCGGCTTTCATTAATCCGGAAAACGAAAGGAAGATACGGAATGATATTTATCAAGCACTCGGAGCTGGAAGGAACACACGCCTTCCTGAGTCCGAGCAACAATGCGTGGACAAACTACACAGAAGAAAAACTGGCCCAAAGATATTTGACCGCCCAGGCGGTTCAAAGAGGGACTGAGCTTCACGCGTGGGCGTGCGATTCAATTCGCCTGAACCGCCGTCAGCCCAGAACAAAGGAAACACTGTGCATGTATGTGAACGATGCGATCGGCTTCAAGATGACGCCTGAGTGCCCGCTGTTCTACAGCTACAACTGCTATGGAACAGCCGACTCGATCGCATACAGGAACAATTCCCTCCGCATTCATGATTTGAAAACCGGAGAAATCGAAGCCCCCATGAAGCAGCTTTATATTTACGCGGCATTGTTCTGCCTCGAGTATGGAGCCTATGCGGAAGGGCTTCGGAAGAAAGGTCTTAACGACAGCGAGATTGCGCACATGCTCAAGCTGCGCCCGAATGAGGTGCACTTTGAGCCGGAAAAGATGGATGACATCATCCTGCGTATCTACCAGTTCAATGATATTAAGGAAGAACATCCCGACCCGGAAGAAATTCGCAATCTCATGAACCTGATCGTGGACGATGACCGGATCATCCAGAATCTGAAAGCGGAGGAGATCGACTATGTCTGAAATAGATATTCGCAGCAACGACGAGCTGTATGAGCAGAATGAGAAAGACGAACAGGAATTCCTCCAGCATTATGGAAGGAGTGTCCTGGAAGGAGCCCCGATCGGATCCGGAAGATATCGTTATGGATCTGGCGATGCGGCTTACCAGCATGTGAAGAATTTTCAGACAACGGTCCGAAGCCTGCGTAAAAAGGGCATGGATGACAACATGATCGCGAAGTCGATGGAGATGAACTCCTCCGAGTTCCGGTCAAAGATATCCCAGAACAAGGAACAGGTAAAAGCCTTCGAGATTGCGAGGTGCAAGCAGCTCCGCTATGAGCGGGGAATGAGCACCACTGCAATTGCCCGGGAACTGTACGGTGACCCCAAGAAAGAGAGCACCGTCCGTAACAGGCTGAAAGAAGGCGCTGTCCGGCAGAACAAGATATTTGAGGCAACCACAGAAGCCCTCAAGAAAGAGCTGGAAGAGCACCGGATGCTGGATGTCGGCCCCGGTGTGGAGCTCGCCCTTGGGGTAAGCGCGACCCGGCTGAAGAACGTTCTGACCCAGATGGAACAGGATGGATATACTGTCCACCGCAAGATCGCCGTTGACCAGTACGGCAAAGCGACCAACCAGAAAACCACGATCAAGGTGCTTACCAAAGACGGGGTATCGGATCGTGAGATCTACGACCATCTGGAAGAGATCGTTCCCGCCGGGTCCGATTTATATTCCAAGAATGGCGGAGAAGACTACCGGATGCGCAAGCCTCCCGAAGTGGTCCACACAGACCGGGTTTATATTAAGTATGCGAATGATGACAACCCGGCTGAAGATGGCCGCCTGAAGGACGGCGTGATTGAGATCCGAAGAGGTGTTCCGGATCTGAGCATTGGCGCAGCCAACTATGTGCAGGGTCGTATTGCAGTTGACAACAATCATTTCATGAAAGGAATGATCATCTACTCGGATGATATTCCGGATGGCTATGATGTGGTCTACAATACGAACCGGAAACCGGGCGCTCCGCTGTACAAGGAACCTGGATATATTGGCGACACGGTCTTCAAGAAGATGAAAGATGACCCGGCCAACCCATTTGGGGCCAATATACAGAACGACGACCGGCTGGTCCTTGCAAGGGACCGGCAATGGGTGGACAAGGATGGCGTTGAGCATGAATCTGCAATCCGGATCGTGAATGAAGAAGGAAACTGGAACGACTGGAGCCGGAACATCTCAGCGCAGATGCTTTCCAAACAGCCGCCTGCGTTGGCAAAGCGGCAGCTGGATCTGACTTACGCAAGTAAGCGGGAACAGCTGAATGATATTCTGGCACTGACCAATCCGACGGTCAAACAGAAGATGTTGGAAGACTTTGCCAACAGCTGTGACTCGGATGCAGTTCACTTAAAAGCATATGGATTTCCCGGACAGGCAGGAAAAGTTATCCTGCCTGTTACTTCTTTACCGGACAATCAGATATATGCGCCGAGCTATAAGAACGGAACGCAGGTAGTACTCATTAGATATCCTCATGCGAGCATTACTGAAATTCCTTCCCTTGTTGTGAACAACAACCACAAAGATGCCAAAAAGATATTAGGCCAGGCAGTCGATGCGGTCGGCATTTCGCCCAAAACCGCTCAGCAGCTGTCCGGTGCTGACTTTGACGGTGATACGGTTTATGTGATTCCCAACAATGATGGCAGCATTAAGTTTAAGAAGCAGTATGAGGCATTAAAGGACTTCGATACCAAAGATGCGTATCCTGGATATCCTGGAATGAAGGTAATTTCGCACTCCCACCAGCAGAAGCAGATGGGCGTCGTTACCAACTTGATAACCGACATGACCGTTGCAGGTGCAAAACCCGAAGAACTGGTCCGGGCTATCAAGCATTCCATGGTTATCATCGATGCCGAAAAGCATCAGCTGGACTGGAAACGGTCTGAGCAGGAAAATGATATTCGTGGGCTGATCGAGAAGTATCAGATCCGTTCGGATGGCAAGATTGGCGGAGCAAGCACATTGATATCCCGTGCCAAGTCTACTACCTACCTCAATCAGCGCCGATATAAAGGCATCGATCCTGAAACGGGCGAAAAGATATTTGAGGAAACGGGTAAGAAGAACTGGAAAGGCCAGCTGATCCAAGAGAAGTCCACTCAGATGGCAGATACCAAAGATGCAAGGACATTGATATCTGGGCATAACAGTCAGATCGAACGTATCTATGCCAACTATGCCAACCAGATGAAGGCCCTTGCCCTGGAATCACGCAAAGAACTGCTTGCTACCAAGAACCTTAAGTATGATCCTGAAGCTCATAAACACTATGAGGCCGAGGTAAAGAGTCTTGAGGCTAAACTTCGTAATGCTAAGATGAATGCACCGCTTGAACGCAGGGCATTGATATTAGCAAACGTGGCTGTTAAACAGTACGTTTACGATAATCCTCAGATTAAATCGGACAATGGGGCTATGAAGAAGCTTAAAGGTCGTACTTTGAACCAAAAACGAGAAGTTACTGGCGCTGTCAAAGATAGAGTTACGTTTACGCCGAGAGAGTGGGAAGCGGTCCAGGCTGGCGCAGTGCACCATACCTTCCTTAAAGAACTGCTTAAAAACGCAGATTCGAAGGAAGTAAAGCAATTGTCCATGCCCAGAGAGAAAACAACTCTGACCGCGACGAGAAGAAGCCGTATTCAGTCAATGCTGAATGCCCATTATTCACAGGCCGAAATCGCATCTATGCTTGATATTCCAGTAAGTCAGGTCCAAACCGTCGCTATGGAATCGAGGTGAGCTAAATGGCGATCAATGAAGCGATGCTGACCACTACTGACAACCCCTATGACCCTTTTGAACAGTTTGATGAGTGGTATTCCTTTGACGAGCTTAAGGCCCGCCAGGAAAATCGCCCAACATGTTGCTCTTATTTGGCTCGAATCGCAATGAATGCTGAAGATGTGAGCGATAATGAGTACAATAGAGTCATGAATGACGTCATTGATGAGATTGTTTCGCTCAATTTGAGCGGAAAATTCAGAAAAGTGACTCGTCCAGCCACATCTGTGACGGTTGGAGCGACTGCCTAACCCCTAATACCCGGGATACGGCCCCTCCTGCGCTCAAAACCCTGAAAAAGGGGCGGGGGAGGGGTCGAAAACCGGGCACCCCCTGCTTCAT